TCATTTCCCGGTAGGAGTAAGCAAGGTGTCAGCCATGCTCTTCGGTAGAGTTGCGTACCAGTGGGCACCATCGGTAGTGACCGGGAAGGGGAAGGCTTCCTTGGCGTAGATGGTCGACCCCAAAAGGAAGAAGGTTCCCCGCTCACTGGTGGCGAAGTTGAGCTTGCAGGGCACCTTGATCTCTTCGGCCTGGTTGATGGTGAACGCGGTGCGCTCCTCGTTGGTGGGCTTGAGCACCAGCCCGGCAGCGGCCAGGGTGGCAGCAAAGGAGTTAAACAGCTTTTCCCGGGGGATGTTGTATTCGATCCAGGACAGGGCCTTGTCGCCGGTGCCGCCCAGGATAAACCCCTTGCCGGTCTGGCTGGTGACAAACACCGCCACTTCGGACAGCGGCACATTGTCGAAATCAACCGAAACCGGACCGTCTTTCTTGACCGGCAGCGGTTGGGCCACTTCGGTTTTCGGTGCCTGGCTGGCCTTTGGCGGCGGTTCTTTCTTCTCCTGGCGAGAGCAACCGGAGAGGCCGAAGACCAGCGCCCCGGTGAGGAGCATGGAAGCAAAGAAAAGGAAGACAGAGAATGCTTTCATGGGGTTTCCCTTTTGCGGTTGGTGAATACGACCTGGCCGTTACGGTCGATGGGAACAATCGAGTTCAGCCGGACGGAAGCGGTCGCGTTCTTGAATGGGGTTGCGGTTTGCTTCCCTTTCTGCGCATAGCTGGCCATCACCTTATCAGCGCCGAACAGATCGCCGGTGCCCAGGCTGGACTTGAAGAAGACCATGTACAGGGTGAGAGCCAACAGCACCGGGAGAGCGTAGAACACCGGATGGCGGAGGACGTTGACGTGCTTCATGATCGCCATTTCCTTGATGTCATTGGAAACGTACGACTTGTAGCAACGGAAAATAGCGGGATTGTAGGAACGGCGGCTGGTGGCCAGGGGTTTGCCGTTGGTGTCGTCCCCGTTGTAGGCGTAGCAGAGGTATTGCCGCTTGACCGCAGACCCCAGGAAATTCACCTTGCGATACACGTAGTTCCATTCCAGGAGAGAACGGACCGCCGCATCGACCCGCTCAATGTTCTGGGTGATCAGAACCACTTCATAGCCGTGATGGCGATGGGTTGAGGCCCAATAACCAAACTCCTTGTTCTTCTGCTCCGTCCATTCCCGGTTGGAAAACCATTTATGGATTTCATCGAGCACCACAATGCACTTGGGTTCGATATGCATCCAGAAGTTGACAATCTGCTCAGGCTCCAGTTGCCGTAACTGGCGGGTCAGGGCCAGGTCGGACAGCCCGATATAGCACTTGATCATCTCCTGGCATTCGGCATCGAACATGCCGTCAATGTTGGTGTAGACCAGCTTGCCCATGGCAAGATTGTCGAGAATCTTCTTCACCGCCTCGTAGGTCTTGCCTGAGCCTGGTGTTCCAGTGAAACCGATGATCATGTCAAACCCTCGTGAACACGGACGGGATAAGATTGAGCGTCAACCGGATCAGGTAGGCCGCGCCAAGGATGGAAAAACACTGCGGCAAGCCGACCGCGTTGATCAGCCAGATCAATTGCGTCGGCAGATGCGACCAGGCAGCGGCATAGTTGAACAGCACCGAGGAGAGATCAACCGCAGCCAGGGCGGTTTCAACCACGGAGAGCAGCCCGTCGAGAATGGTGAACACCACGAATTGCAGCAGTTCAATGAAGCCATCGAGTATCCAGGTGAACCCGGTTTCCACCCATGACCAGAAGGTCCGCAGCCAGCCGATTATGACGCCGAATCCGCTCATAGTTACCTTTTCATGATCACGGCCCGGATCGACAGGAAGCCGAACAGAGCCAGCAGCACCGTTTTGAGCACCGCTAAACCACCGCTCAAGGTCTGGGAGAGATCGATGGTGTGGTGGCTGAAGGTTTGGCCGCCCTCGATTTCGTAAATCGGCGAGCCGCCACCGGGCAGGGAGTTGAAGAAGCTGGCGGAAAACGAAAAGAGGCCCGAGGATTTGACCGTGTTCAGGATGGATGAGAACCGCTCAGGGATGTCATAAGGGCCGGGGTCATAGGGCTCTTCAAATGCCGAGGAGGTAACAGGGGGAAAGGTTTCCTCTTCCTTTTTTTCCTCCTCTTGTTCTTTCGCCAACTCAGCGGCAGCCTTCGCCCCTTCTATATCGTTGTAGGTGGACGATGCATTGTTGGCGACATTGTTATATTCGTTATAAACATTGGAAGTGTTCTGAGTGAAAAAGTTATTGACCTGTTCATTGGTAATGGCGGTTTGTGAGGGAGCGGGAACGGACGAGGGGGAAGGATTGGAGGAAACTATTTTTTTCTCTTCGGGAATATCTTTGACGGCGTCTTTAATTTCTTCGGCAACAGCAGGTGAAGGATTTTCAAGAGCATTTTTTAGAGTTGAATAATCTATATTAGAAGCAAGAGGAAAATCTTTGGCAAGACCAGTTGTGACTGCAGAAGTTTGCCAGCGATACAATATAGTGTTGTAACCATCAGTAGATTTGTACGCATAAAGATATCCATTTGGAGAGAAATAAAAGACATCGTTGACCCTGGTGAAAGTACTGCGATAATAATCCCAGGTACTGGTCTGCATTGTTTGTTCATCACTTCCAATAACTTTCCTTAACCCGTAGCCAGGAACATTAAAAATGTCGTTAATAACGATGGGGTTTGCAAGATCATAACTGGAAGAAGAGGCGGAACCGATAGCACTTTTCAGGGAAGGGAAAGAAAGTTGATCTGAGTCATTAACATGATCAACAATATCGCCCACCTTGGCGCCAACACTGCTTTCAAGCCCTACATATTGGGCCGCACTGGCTGGGAAGGTCTCGGGGCTGACAAAGTTGGCTTTGAATGCCTGATAGGCAGGGACAAACAAAGCATCGGCGGCAGAGGCGACAGCGGAAGCAGCGGCATAAACAGGGTCACGGCCGGTGCGGGCATAAAAAGCAATGCCAGCCATTGCAGATGATCCGGCAACAAGACCACTCAGCGCCGTGGTTGCCGAGGTTGGCACCGTGAACGGGGGTGTGGCCGATGGCTTTGGCGGATCAACCATCTTTAAAATACGGTCAACCGCCAATTCCTGGACCATGGCTTCACCTACTTGCGTTTCCGCGATAATCGATAATGCCGGAAGCGTTGAAGCAAAGACACGAACCGGGGAAAGCGCGGCAAAGGTGCAGAGATAGAAAAAGACCGTGGGCAGTACCAGCCGTTTCACTTGGTGTCCTTCTTCTCGGTCACTGGTTCGGGGGCTCGTTCTGACTTGACCACCTGCGGCACAAAGGCTTCATCGCCGCACTGGCAGCGGTAGCGTTCCGCGCCGGGGTTGAAGCTCTGGCCCAGGCAGAGGAAGCGGTAAATGCCGTCTCTACTGGCACAGGACTTCTCGCAGACCGTCAGGTATTCGCGGCAGGATTTGGCCGGTTCATACTGTCTCGGCGGCTCGGTACTGCGGATGGAAGGAAAGCCGCCTTGCGCTTGCAAGGGTCCGCCGTGGGCGCTGTTGAGGTAGTAGCCGAAACAGAGAAAGGTCAGGTACACGCCCAGGGCGTAGAGCATGGTTCGATTCATGAGAGTATCCTTTTTAACAGGCCAATGAGGAAGCAGAGGCCGATAAAGGCAATCAGCAAGGCCCATCGGCGGATCAGGGGAAAGGATGGCAGGTACGTCATGACGCGTTCCGGATGATTTTATTGATCAGGAAAGCCGTGGAGATGAGAAAGGCAAGGCCGACAAACGGCGCGGCCAGTCTGAACAAGTCCGAGAACAGCAGCGCCAGGTTGAATCCTTCGGGAAGCTGGATCATGGCTACCACCGCATGGCAGAGGCGATGACAAAGGCAAACCCGGTCAGAGCGCCCAGGCCGAACGACATGATGTCGCCCAACTGGGTGACCACAAGCCCAAGGATTGAGGTCAGTTCTTCCGGAGTCATCCTAAAAACCGCACGTTACGGGCTATCGAAAAAGCGTAACTCACCACCAAGCCAGCCAGCCAACCGGCGATGACCAGGCCGAGGCCCATGCCATAAGCTGTCAAATTCAGGGTCAT